TTGATAAAGAAGAATATGAAGAATTAAAAAAACATACAAGAGCAGGTATTTCTATAGGATTTTTAATTAGAGAATCAATACATCAATTTTTAGAAAAAAATAAAAAAATTAATTAATTATTTTTCAAAATAACCCCATTGAAAATTATCTATCCAAGTGTTATCTGGCTCTAAAATTTTTCTTATTTCTAAAAATTTTTCATAATCGTTACCTAATTCCCTCGGATAACAGTAACCATCAATTAAATCAATTAATAATTGTTTTTGTAATTTAGTTAATTTATTCATGTTCATACGGAAAATCTTTATCTTCTATTTCTTCTTCATCATCCTCTGGAAATAACCAGTTAATTTCTGCTTCTTCTCTTTGACTATCAAGTGCAGATTGATGTTTGTGCATAAATGAATCACTCATATTGAACCTGTATAGGACTAATGGATTTAAGAATAAAATCAATATAAATTTCTTTATCTTTTTCCCAACTTTCTAAATTTTCTTTTACTTTATTTTTAAATTTTTTTTCAATGTAACTGGTAGGTACTTCATCATAAAAAAACATTACATGACATTCTTGTTCTTCATCACAAGCATGACCAATAATTAAATAATGAATACCAGTTCTATTCCAATTTGAATCACTCATTTTCATACTCCTTTACTTCTAGTATTTTTACTGGATCAGTAAAAAATCTATCTTCAACAGTATTTACTACACAATTTTCTAATAATGGATCTCCTGATGGACAAATAAATTTATCTTCAGTATCAACTTCTACCAGTAAGGTAACTTGAATTTTTTTAATCATTTTCAATCTCCTCTATTTGTGTAATTTCATGATCTTCTAATTCAATATCATGCTGCTCTAAGTACTGTTGTTTTAATAGTTCAATATATTCTTTTTTAGAGTTAGCTACACGATTATTGTATGCAAACTCTACAGTAATTACTGAAGAAAATTGTTTGGTCATAATAAAATTTGTAATTTGAAAAGTACTGGACTTACATAAAGAAAACCTCATGAAAACTTTAATGCCAGTTAATTAATTAGTGATTATCATGAGAATTTCTCATTAAGGTCTTTATTATTTTCAAGCCAATTTTTTCTACTCTGTTTTACACCTTCCCACCAATTAGCAGTTGCTTTATCTTTTAAATTTATTGGTAATTTTTTAAGTAATGAAATTTCTCTTACTTGGTAAGAATCTGAACTGTAATCAAAATCTTCTAAATCCCAGTAAAGCCTATCTTTAACAAATTGTAGAGCTTCTTTTTTTGAATTAGCAGGTACATACAAAGTATGTATGTTTCTTTCTATGTATTCAATTTTGTAGTTTTTCATAATTTTTTTAAGTCCTTTTTTAATTTGGTTATTTTTGTTAAAACATTTACTTTTTCTTCTATAGTCAATTCTTTTAATTTTTTCATACATTCTTCTATTTCACTTTCTACGGTATCTTTATAAGATTGTATTTCTAAAGCCTTATGTATATCAGGTACAATTAATTCATTATAAATTCTGTTATACCATCTATTAGCAGTTGAAGTTGATATTTTAAAATGTGATTCAAAATACTTGATACAACTAGCTCTTGTTTCTTCTCTATCAAGATAATCTTGAGCTAAGGTTTTAGCTTCTTCTCTTGAATATTCCCATTTTTCTTTATCAAGCATTATTCAACATCCTCTAATAACTTTTGTAAATCAAACATAGGTTCATTTCTTTGCATTAATGATTCAAGTAAATAACTGTCATTGGAACCTACACAACTATCAATAATAAATTCACAATGATCGTCAACATATTTTTTTAGTTGTTTAAACTTTTTATCTGATAATTTAATTATTTTCATTCTTCTCCCTCCTCCCATTTAAGTGCATGATCGGAAAATTCATATATCTGATCTATCACTTCTTGCATATCATATCCACGTTCAATAGCATCTTCTCCAAAAGCTATCTCAGCAATCTCATTAATAAATCTTTCTCTATCTTTTTCAATAGTCCATGATTTATCAACGGGCATATCTTTGTATCTTTGTTTATATTCCATTTATCTTTTCTCCAAACAACATTTACACATATCAACTGGTATTCTCATGTAATGAACCACTACATTCATGCCATCAAAAGTTTCTGTTTGACCATCAACTTTTTCTCCCAGTGTTATGCTTCTTTGACCATATAAATCTCCTTTATTAATTAAAGATTTACACTCATAACACTTTCTTTCTTTTCTAGTTTTTTTTAGTTTCATTTTCTACCTACATATCTAGGGTTATCTTTTAAATGATATGGATTATATTTTTTGACTTTTTTATATACCTTAATTACTGATTCAATTTCTTCATCAGTAAATCCATTTTCTTTATTTAAATCAAAATTTAAACAAATATCAAGTGCTAAAAATAAAGCACTTGCATCTTTTTCTTGTAATTTAAGATTCATAGCTTTTCTTTCCTTTAAGATGTAATCTTTCTGCTATGTCATGACAGGCATTAGCTACTTCATAACTTAGTCCAACTGTAAAATGAATAATATCCTGATATAACCTATAGGAGGATTCATTATTTGAAGCATCATAATACTTTAATAAAGTATTTATTAATGCTATTCTTTGTTTTTTTGATTCCATAATTAATAAATTTCAACGATAGTTTTAGCTTGCTTTTCAATAGATTCAAGAATTTTATGAAATTCATATGCTACGTCTTGAGAAAAATCATCTTCTTTATCTTTAAAGTTTTTTATCGTAGCTTTAATTGATTCATGAATTAATCCATATTCATTAGTAGATAATACAAGACCAATTACTTTTGTTGCATCACTTCTAAATCTAGTCATGATTTAACCTCAGAATTTAGATAATCTCTTAATTCTTTTCCCTCTAATGGATTCCAATAGAGATTAAATTGCCACCCTATATATCTAGGTAAATCTCTTATTGGAGATACTTCAAAGTATTTACCATTAACTTTTAATGGTTTATATCCATACTTATGCTTAAAAGCATTAATGAATAATGGATAATCACAATCTTCTTCTAAATAGATTTTTTCTATAGTTCTATTTATGTAAGAAAATTCAGAAATTTCATTATGAATGTCAACGTCAGTTACGTCTTTGTAACTGACTTCTAACCACCCATGACTACCATCTTCATGGAAAGTAAATTGTTTTTTCATTTTGTTTTTTTTGAAATTGTTTGAATAGTATTAATAAATTTATTTTTTTTAATATCTCTATTTCTTTGAATCTTTGCTCTACCTACTTGATTGCCAAGTGTATGTAAGAATAACTTATTTGAGTTATCCAATTTAGTCATTTTTCTACCCATTGTTATCTTTCCATAATTCAGAATGTGCAATATACCAAAGAATGTCAGTTAATTTAGCTAACTCTTTTTTGGATAATTTTAAATTTACCTTACCTATAGATTTAGGTAAGAAAGTATGATTAGTAACCAAAAACCCTATGGAATCATAAAGTTTTGCATACATTTTTTCTTTAAATTCTTTATCATTCATAATTAATACTCACATTCAAGAATTTTTCTAAGCATTACTTCATCATTCAAAAGGTATGCTTTACGAATACCTTGATTTTCATAATATTCATGAGGATCAATTAAATATTCTCCCATGATTGATTGAAAATACATCTCATTCATGGGTTGACCATTATTTGGGATAATTTCTTTTTTGGAAAGTGACATAAGTTTATATAAGTGTCATACCGTATCATACCGTATATTTTAAAATAGTAAACTATTAAATTTATATTGTTAGCTTATCCATTCAATAATGAAAATATATCCAATAATTCTTGACATTCATTACTTAATCTTCTTATCTCTTTTTGACATTCAATCTTGTTTTTTTCTATTTCTTCTTTACTTTCTTCCATTAAAAATTGATCCTCAATATAACTTTCACAATATTTTATATTTTCTTTATTCTGATAAACCCTATCAGAAATTATTTTTGATATTAAGCTTATTTGTTTAAATGTAAATTTCATTCAATTTCATCTCCCATTTTATTGAATGTTTTATTTAAATCTGGAATAAATAATTTTCCAGTATCTTTTAATTTATCAAGTGTTTCAATAAACCAAACATTATTTAAATAATGTTGATAAGGACTCAAATTTGAGTCCTTGTAATATTTTTCAGAAAATTTCATTTTATAAAAGGTAAATAAGTAACATTACATTCATAAACTTTTTCATTCATACCCATATTTATAATAAAATCATTTTTTTCATTCTTATCTAAACAAATTAGTGCAGTACGGGAACTTTTTTTAATTCCCTTTACAAATTGACCATCAAATAATAATTCATAGTCAAAAACTTGACCAATCATTAAGTCTCTAAATTTTTTTTTCATTTTTTTATTTTCCTGTAATTTGTAAAAGTTCTTTTTCAACTGGTGTTATATCAATATAATTATTATCAACTATTGATTCAAAAAAACTAGGATTGCATTCAAGATATTTTAATTTTCCTAAGTAGTTATTTATATGTCTTGTTGTGGTTCTTGAATACCATTCATTTGTTTTATAATATTTTCCTTTTATTTTTCCTGCTACTGCTGTCTTATAACTGTAGAAAATTTCTGTATCCTTGTTAATTTCAACAAGATTTTGATTTGATCCGTAAGGAATTAATTTCATTTTAAAAAATTGGAAAGTACATTTTTATTATATATCATTTTTATATAAAAAAAATAGACCAGATATAAAAACCTGATCTATTAATAATTCTATTTTTATTTTTATTTATCCATAAACTAATTCTCCAAAAATACATTTCTGCATTATATAATCCATATCTAAAGCATCCAAATATCCATAATCCTTACTAGCTAAACTATCAATAATAGAATTTCTTAAACTTGCTTTAGTGTTTGGATGTTCAATAATTGATTTTATAGTATTAATAAAATCTCTTATTGTTTTATCTTTATGAATTTCTATTTCTGATTTATCTTCTATCTCATAGCATTGATAATCTAAACAGAATAAATTTGAATCTAAATTTAAATTATTAACATTAATATAAATTCCCCCCTCTCTTTCAATTTTTAAAAATCCTTTTTCATATGGTTTATTTGGTTCAAAATTTACATAAATTTGACCCCAATAAGAAATTCCTTGACCCGCAGTTATTAATAAACTAATCAAATCCTCTTCAGAAATTTGATAATTAGTTGTTGCAGAAAAAGAAAATAGTTTTTCTTTTTTTCCATGTTGTTTTTTATCAGTTGAACTAATTGTCCATGTTGTTTCTTTGATAGTCATAATTAAAAAAAGTTAGTTGTTAAAAGGTTTTTGGGGAAATCATCATTGATTGATGTCCCCCAGGAAGAGTTAAAAATTTTAAAAATAATAGGTTAAACATCCGAGATAAGGAACTTTTCTTTTTGATAATGTTTTACCATCTTTAAGAATCTTCCACATTCCCCGATCATCACAGCACCACCCGTTTTCACATTTTGTTATGTCATAAAAATGAACATACCATTTACTTTCAGGTTTCCATCTATAAAGATGTTTCCATGATGATTTAGCGTTTTTAATTGCTTTAAGTGCAATTAGTTCAACTGGATCATCAGAGGATTGATACCAACTAGAACCAGCAGAAACATAAATAAAACCTAGAATAGTTTTATCTTTAGTATTTTTAAAAATTTCTATAGGCATTTTTTTAAATCTCCATTGTTTAACTTTTGAATTTCTAAGCATCTTTGAAAAGTTGCCATTTGATAATCTGAATTTTTAGAACTTTGAACATTTACCCATGAATTAGTAAACATCAAAATTAAAAATCCTATTCCATAAAAAATTAAATTGTATTTCATTTTTAAATATCTCCTAAAGTAATTTGTCTTAATTCTTTAGTTAGACATAATTTTAAAAATCCACTTCTTGTTAAATCTGGATTTTTTAATTGAATAGCAGCATCAAGTAATTTTGCTATTTCTGGTTTTAAGGTTACTTTGACCTCTACCGTTTTTCTCCCCTTGTTTTGGGTTTTTAATTGCCTAGGCATTTTGGAAAGTTTGATAATTTTGTTTTTTATTGCTTGAGTAATCTTATGAATTAATTTTCTTTTATATCTCTTTGATGTTTTTTCATCTCAAGATTTTTTTGATAATTAATTTTAAAAACTACTAAAGCTTAATTCTATTATATCAAACATATATAACTATTCCAGACTATTTTATTATTTATTCTTACTAACTTTTTCAGACTTGTTCCCCCTGGAAAAAATTTTTTCAGACTATTTCAGACTATTTTTTTTCAGACTTTTTCAGACTTTGGGGGGACTGTTTCAGACTTTTTTTGCAAAAAATCGCCATGAGGAACTTAAATATATATCAGCTAATTTTTTGGTTCTACTTTTATTGAAAGTTCTGGAGCTTGGATATTTACAGTTTCTACGGATTCACCTATAACTTTACCTAGAGAGTCTAGGATCTGTGCTGCTGTTTGTAGTTGACCCTTTTTAACTGCTTTATTGAATAAGCGTACTCTCATGGCTTGTAAGCGTGGCAAAAGAGTCTCTCTATCTTTTTCCCAATCTTCATTATTCCAAACTTTTACTCTATTCCAATCATCCCAAGCGGTAGTTTCGGAGATACCTTCAATATTTGCGTGTTCTAGGACTAATTGACGAGTAGTTTTACCTTCAAGTTGACGAGCATAAAGTCTTTGAGAACGTTTTAGGACATCTGACATAGCAGAACGAACTCTTTTTCTGTTTGGTTGAACTATTGGATTATTATTTATGTTATCTGGGAAGGTAGAAGAAGCCACGGACTTGATCTTGTTAAGGGTTGTTACTGAAACTATAACCTAAAAATGCTGAAATAGGCTATAAAGAGGGGGTACTTATTCAGACTTTTGTTATTTTTTAGGGTATGGCGGTAAAAAAACAGGAAGAGATAAGTTTAAGGTATGCACAGGGGGAGGTATTTAATTGTGATAAAAGATTTCGGGTGTTGGTTGCAGGAAGAAGGTTTGGGAAGTCATATTTATCCTGTATCGAGTTGCTTAGAGGAGCAATCAATCGACCTGGTGAGGTTTATTTCTATTGTGCTCCTACTTATCGCATGGCAAAAGATATTGCATGGAAAGAATTGAAAAGGTTGACACCGAAGGTATGGATTCAGAGTAAGAATGAGACAGATTTAAGGTTGGAATTGATAAATGGATCAACTATTGAGTTAAAGGGAACTGAAAATGCGATGGCATTGAGAGGTAGAAGTCTGGCAGGAGTTGTATTGGATGAGGCTGCGTTTATGGATCGAGATGTATGGGCAGAGGTTATTCGACCTGCATTGGCGGATAAACAGGGATGGGCTTTGTTTATCAGTACACCTGATGGAACTGCAAGCTGGTTTTATGATATGTGGTGTTATTGTGGCGAGCAGGAGTGGGATGATTGGGCCAGATGGAGCTTTACTACGATACAGGGAGGTAATGTAGCAGAGGAGGAGGTAGAGGCTGCCAGAAGTCAGTTAGATGCGAGAACATTTAGACAAGAATTTGAGGCAAGTTTTGAAAATCTTACTGGTTTGGTTGCTGTCAGCTTTGGAGATGACAATATTGATAAAGAAGTGCAAGACCTACATATGCTGCCATTGTTGTTGGGTTTAGATTTCAATGTGGACCCCATGGCAGGAATTTGTGCGGTAAAGCATAATGATTGCCTTTATGTGTTCGATGAAATTATGTTGACGGGTGGAGCTACAACATGGGATTTTGCAGAAGAGGTTACAAGAAGGTATGGAGTGGATCGAAGGATTATTGCCTGTCCTGACCCAACGGGTAGTGCAAGAAAGACAAGTGGGGTTGGAGTTACAGACCATACAATCCTCAGAAGGTCTGGTTTTACTGTTATGAGTCCAAAAAGTCCGTGGAAAATTAGAGATAAAATTACTTCTGTTAACACTGCTTTACTTGATGCAAATGGAAATCGAAGAACTTTTATTCATCCTCGTTGTAAAGAATTGATAAAATCGCTTAGAACTCTTACATATGCACCGAATACTGGTTTACCTAATAAAAATTTAGGAGTTGACCATGCGTTTGATGCTTTTGGTTATCTTTGTCTACAACAATTCAACCTTGCAAAACCAGAGACATTAGGCCAAACTTCGTTTAGAATATACTAAGATACCTAATTCTTACCATGTACCATTCTACAACTAAGAAAAAGAAAAAGAAAAAGAAGGGAGGCAAGAAGAGAAGTGAATGTTCCTGTAAATAAAGCGTTATACTCTAGGGTAAAAG